CGTATACTTTTAGGGGAAGAAGATATACCTACTTCGGAAAAGAGTGTGTTTTTTAATAATCAATCATATACCGATAAGGTCATGAATAAGTCTATCGATGATATGATAAAAGATAATAAACGATGATAGGAAAAATTGCAAATGGCTTATTCGGCAAGATAGTAGACAATGCAGAAGGAATACTTGACAAGGTTATTACGACAGACAAAGAAAGAGATGAAGCTAAGCTCGCTCTTAGAAGAGTACTACTCGAAGCCGAAGCTGAAGCTTTCGCCAAAGAAGTTGAAGACAGAAAGAGCGCTAGGGATATGTATAAAGACGATGCGCTTATTCAAAAAATCCTTGCTACGTTATTTACGGCAGCATACTTTGGATTAAGTTTTATGATGTTTAGATACTTTGTAATAGGTGATATAAATATGGGCGAGTTTGAAATAAGCTTTGTCTCTACAATATTTGGCGCTATGAGCGCTAAAGTAAATACGGTGGTCGATTTCTTTTTCGGCGGATCGTCTAAAAAAAATGAACAACAACTAAATAATAATAAATAATTATGGGAATTAATTCACAAGGAGTCTCTTATGACTTCGGACAAATGGGTGTTGCGTTTGTAAACGGCACTGATTCTTTTCATCCGCCGACTGGTATGGTAATAGTAGCAATAACAGCTGTTGGTGGAACTACTGACGTAACGTTTGCTGACACTGTTGGTTTAATATCTGAGCTAGACGCTAATGGTAATAGCCCTTGGTTCACTACTGCGGCTGACGCTCATGGAACTGGTATTAGTGCTGCTCAAGACGCGCACAACGATAATGGTAGTAATGCAACTGGCGTTATAACTTTAACTAGTGCTGATGCTAATATTAAAGTTGGTATGATAGTAGAGCAAAGTACTATGTGTCCAAGAAGTTTAACAAATCCCTACGTAGTTAAATCTATAAGCGGTACTACTTTAACTGTAGCTAAAAAATTAACTCCAACTATAACAGCTGCTGTTGCAGGTAACTTAGCTAGTGGTGGTGCTGCTATTCACTTTTTTGAAAATAACGGTGGTCAAGGTTTCGGTGGAAAACAAGTAGCTGCATCAAGTTCTCTTGCGCTTGCAGACGGAACGACAGTGTATGGTAGATGGACTGGTGGTAAATTAGCTGGTGGTGCAGTAATAGTTTATTTCGGATTTTAATGGCACTAGGTAATAGTAACAGCGTAGGTAAAGCTAGAGGTAAAAATATAGGCGTAAAAGTTAAAAGAACTAGAGAAGTTAAAGCAGCTACAAACTTTATAGCTTTTCAAGGTTCAGCTTTGCAAAGCAGTGCAGCTTGCCCTCTTCACAACTCTAACGTTAATATAACTTATTACCACGATGGTACTACTGTTATGCCTCAAGCTGGCGATAAGATTTACACTAGAAAGCGATTAAATGATAAATTCATACTAACAAATGAAAACAAATTTATTAAAGTTGGGCCTAATAGAGGAAGATACTTTAACGTGAACTACAAAAGTGGCGTCATTAATAGTATAGACGCTTGTCCATAATAATAATTAAATAAAATAAAATAAAATGAGTAAAAAAGAAAAGTTGGTTGACTTAAAACCAGAGGTAGATAAAATATCTGATGAACATTTAAAACAACTGCAAGAAGTTGTTAACGTTGTAAACAACTTACAATTTAAAGTAGGACAACTAGAAGGGCAAAAGCATAACTTACTACATGAGCTAGGATTATCACAAAAGAAAATTATTGACATGCAAGACATGTTTTCAAAGGAATATGGCACTTTTGATATTAACGTTGCTGATGGAACTATTAATAAAGAAAAAAATGAAAAATAATATCATTAGAAAAATAACTGTAGGTAAAGACTACAAAAATGATTCTATGCACTATGCTGTTGATCAAGAGGTTTATGGTGGTCATAAGATTTGTGATATAATAGAAGAAGAAGACAAGTATTGTATTTATATTAAAAAAGAAAAAGTGGTAATACCATGGAAAGATTTTAATAAAAATATGGCTATATCAGTAGAGTATAATTTAGAATATTAATGAATGCTGCTTACAAAGATTTTATTATCAGCCCTATTGGTAATAGGTATAATAACAGTGTACGAGTCGGTGAAAAAGAACTAGTACTTAATACTGAAATATTTAATCATCAATATATAAACAGATTAGCAAAAGTTATCGCTACTCCCCTATTATTTGAATCACCTGTTAAAGTAGGTGATCAAGTAATAGTTCATCATAATGTATTTAGAAGATGGCATGATATGAAAGGAGTTGAGCGTAATAGTAGATCGTATTGGAAAGAGGATAAATATATAATATCAGAAGATCAAATATATTTATATAATAATAAAGCTATGCCTGGTTACAGTTTTGTAAAACCATTAAAAGCTATAGAAAAATTTAATACTGAAACAGAAAGACCATTAATTGGTATAGTTAAGTACTCTGACAGTAACTTTAATATAAATGATTTAGTAGGCTTTATGCCTAATAGTGAATACGAGTTTGTTATAAACGGAGAAAGATTATATAGAGTTATGAATAAATTTATTACAATTAAATATGAATATCAAGGAAACGAAGAAGAATATAATCCAAGCTGGGCAAAAGGCAGTTGAAGAACTTATTAAAGTAGCTAAAGAGCCTATAGTTGATAGTGATGATGATATATCAGCTGATAGATTAAAGAATGCCGCGGCAACAAAAAAGTTAGCTATATTCGATGCTTTTGAAATACTCAATCGTATAAACGAAGAAGAGAATATGCTTGAGGGTAAAGTTGAAGAGAAGAAAGAAGTTAAGTTTAAAGGTTTTGCAGAAGGTAGATCGAAATGAAATACGAACAAAGCTTATACAAAATAGTAGAGCCAATAAGGTTAAACACTATTAAAAGATTAAATAAAGGTAAGAAGTGGGAGTACGGTTATAATAAAGAAAATGATGTAGTTGTTATATCTAAAACCGGTATGATTAGTGAAGTTATAGAAATACAAGGCTTGCAAATAGCTTTACCTAAACAACCAAATAATATATATAGTTGTAGTAAAAATAAAGCAGAGCAAAAATGGAAAAGATTTCCAGCTAATCCAGCTTTTAAAAAAATTAAAACTGTATTTGATTGGCAAGATTATCCAGATGATTTTAAACAAGATCATTACGAATATATAGACGAAGAATTTAAAAGAAGAGAAGAGGGTTTTTGGTTTATGAATAATGGTAAACCAACCTACATAACAGGAACACACTACATGTATTTGCAATGGAGTAAAATAGATGTGGGTGCACCAGACTATAGAGAAGCTAACAGATTATTCTTTATATTTTGGGAAGCTTGTAAAGCAGATAAAAGAAGTTACGGAATGTGTTATTTAAAAAATAGACGTTCTGGTTTTTCTTTTATGAGTTCAGCTGAAACTGTTAATTTAGCTACATTAGCTAGTGATAGTAGATTTGGTATATTATCTAAAACTGGTGCTGATGCAAAGAAAATGTTTACGGACAAAGTAGTACCTATTAGTTTAAATTATCCTTTCTTCTTCAAGCCAATACAGGACGGTATGGACCGACCAAAGTCCGAGCTCGCTTACAGGGTACCTGCTAAAAAGTTTACTCGTAGAAAAATACGTGAGCGTGAGGAGATGGATGATGTTGAAGGGCTTGATACAACTATAGACTGGAAAAATACAGGTGATAATAGTTATGACGGTGAAAAGTTAAACTTATTAGTTCATGATGAAAGTGGTAAGTGGGAAAGGCCTGATAATATAAAGAACAACTGGAGAGTTACAAAAACTTGCTTACGATTAGGTAGTAGAGTAGTTGGTAAATGTATGATGGGAAGTACTAGTAACTCACTTGATAAAGGTGGTGATAATTTTAAAGACTTATATAATAATTCAGATGTTACAAAACGAAATCGCAATGGACAGACTAAGTCAGGATTATATTCTTTGTTTATCCCTATGGAATGGAACTATGAAGGATTTATTGATGAATTTGGACAACCCGTGTTTAACACTCCTAGCAAACCATCAATTGATCCTCAAGGCTTAGAGATAGATCAAGGCGTTATAGATCATTGGGAAAATGAGGCCGAAGGTTTAAAAGATGATCAAGACGCTTTAAACGAATTTTACCGTCAGTTTCCTAGAACTGAAGAGCATGCGTTTAGAGATGAAACAAAAAATAGTTTATTTAATCTTATAAAGATATACGAACAAATAGACTATAACGAAGGTAACAGAAACTCTTCAGTAATAACAACTGGTAACTTTCAATGGTTAAACGGTAAAAAGGACACACTAGTTACTTTTAATCCAGACCCTGGTGGTAGATTTAATATAAGCTGGGTGCCAGGAGGTAAATTACAAAATAACGTTATTTTAAAAAATGGCGTACGATATCCAGGTAACGAACATATGGGTGCGTTTGGTTGTGACTCATACGATATATCTGGAACAGTAGATAAACGAGGATCAAAAGGTGCTTTGCATGGATTAACAAAGTTTTCAATGGAAGACGCACCAGCAAATACTTTTTTTCTTGAATACATAGCAAGACCACAAACGGCTGAGATATTTTTTGAAGATGTTTTAATGGCATTAGTTTTTTATGGTATGCCTTTGCTTGCAGAAAATAACAAACCAAGATTATTATACTATTTAAGAAGAAGAGGATATAGAGCGTTTAGTATGAACAGGCCAGATAAAGTTTGGAATAAATTATCAACAGCAGAAAAAGAAGTTGGTGGTATACCAAACTCTAGTGAAGACATAAAACAAGCTCACGCTGCAGCTATTGAAATGTATATTAATGATCATGTTGGTTTATTAAAAGACGGGACTTATGGAACTATGTATTTTAACGAAACATTAAATGATTGGTCTAAGTTTGATATAAACAGAAGAACAAAGCACGATGCTTCAATAAGTTCTGGGTTAGCGGTAATGGCTTGTAATAGACATTTATATCGACCTAATCCAAAACAAAAAAGAGAACCATTAAATTTAAATATATCAAAATATAATAACAAAGGATTTTCATCACAGATAATTAAAAATAAAATATGAGATCAGAACACTCTATACACTTTCCATCACAAGCTGTTAGCGATTTAGAAAAACTTAGCGAAGAATACGGTTTAAAAGTAGCAAGAGCTATAAGACACGAATGGTTTTCTGGAGCCACATCTAAATATAATAGTCACAAAAATAATTTTCATAATTTAAGATTATATGCTAGAGGCGAACAACCTATACAAAAGTATAAAAATGAATTATCTATAAATGGTGATTTATCTTATTTAAATTTAGACTGGAAACCAGTACCTATTATACCTAAGTTCGTTGATATTGTAGTAAATGGTATGGCACAGAGAAACTATGAAATAAATTGTTTTTCTCAAGATGCTTATGGGGTTAGTAAAAGAACAGAGTATATGGAGTCTATGATAAGAGACATGGAGTCTAAAGACTACACTGATATGGTTAAAGAGCAGTTTGATATAGATCTTTATGAAAACGATCCTGATACTCTACCAGATACAAAAGAAGAGTTAGCGCTGCACATGCAGTTAAATTACAAGCAAGCTGTAGAATTAGCTGAAGAACAAGCTTTAAATGTTTTAATGGAAGGTAGTGATTACGATTTAATAAGAAGAAGGTGTTTATACGACTTAACTGTATTAGGTATAGGCGCAACAAAAACTACATTTGATTTTAGTAATGGGGCTAAGGCTGAATATGTTGACCCAGCTGATTTAGTTTATTCACACACTGAGTCTCCATACTTTGAAGACGTTTACTATATAGGTGAAGTAAAAGAATTACCAATAAACGAATTAGTAAAACAATTTCCACAACTATCAGAAGAAGAAATAAAAGATTTAGTAGACAAATATGCTTACCCAGTAGATTACGTTGCTAATAGAGATAAAAATAAAGTCAATGTTTTATATTTTAATTATAAGACTCATATGAACGACGTTTACAAGTTGAAAACAAATGGAGCTGGAGGTGAAAAAGTTATAGAAAAAGATGACACGTTTAATCCACCTGTAGAAAATATGGATGGTGACTTTAGTAAATTAGAAAGAGTTGTTGAAGTTTTATATGAAGGCGTTTATATAATTGGAGCTGATAAAATATTAACTTGGAAAATGTGTGATAACATGATGCGTACTGACTCTGATTTTTCAAGAGTTAAAATGAATTATCAAATAGTTGCACCTAGATTATATGAAGGTAGAATAGAAAGTTTAGTTGGTAGAATAACTAGCTTTGCTGACATGATACAACTAACGCATTTAAAATTACAGCAAGTAATGTCACGTATGGTACCTGATGGTGTTTATATGGACGCAGATGGTTTAGCTGAAATAGATTTAGGTAACGGAACAAACTATAATCCACAAGAAGCACTTAACATGTTCTTTCAAACTGGTAGTGTTATAGGTAGAAGTTTCACGTCTGAAGGTGACATGAATCCTGGTAAAGTTCCAATACAGCAAATAAGTAATGGTGTAAATAGCGGTAAACTACAAAGTTTAATTTCAACTTACAACTATTATTTACAAATGATAAGAGATGTAACTGGATTAAATGAAGCGAGAGATGCTAGCACGCCTGATCGTAATGCTTTAGTTGGTGTACAAAAAATAGCAGCCGCTAATTCTAATACAGCAACAAGACATATATTACAGTCTATGTTATTTATAACAGCTGAGGTAGCAGAGTGTTTATCGCTACGTATAGCTGATATAATAGAATACTCACCAACAAAAGATGCTTTTATTAGAGCGTTAGGCGCTCACAACGTAGCAACATTAGATGAAATGAAAAATTTACATCTGTATGACTTTGGTATATTTATAGAATTAATGCCAGATGAAGAAGAAAAACAATTACTTGAAAATAACATACAAGCAGCACTACAACAGCAGTCAATAGACTTAGATGATGCTATTGATTTACGTAATGTAAGAAACATAAAACTTGCTAATCAATTATTAAAAGTAAAAAGAAAAAAGAAAATACAAAGAGACCAAAAAATGCAGCAAGAAAATATTCAAGCGCAGTCTCAAGCAAATCAACAAGCACAGCAAGCTGCGGCACAAGCTGAAATACAGAAGCAGCAAGCAAGCGCACAGACAGAAGCTCAACTTGAGCAAACAAGAAATCAATTAAAAATACAATACTTGCAACAAGAGGTTGAGTCAAAGAAGGAGTTAATGCAATTTGAATTTCAACTAAACTCTAAATTAGAATCTATGAAACAACAAACTAATAATAAAATAGAGGCTATGAGAGAAGATAGAAGAGATCAAAGAGTTAATATGCAAACTCAAGGGCAAATGCAAATGATTGATAAAAAGAATACACAAAAAACTGATGGTGAATCAATTAAAACATTTGAGTCATCGGGTAATGATATACTTAGCGGAGATGCGGGCATGGAAACGTTCGGTCTCTAATTTTTAATATTTTATAAAATTTTATTATGGAAGAACTAAACGAAGAAGTTGTTGAAGAAACAACTGACTCTGTTGAAGAAACAACAGAAGAAAATCAAGAGCAACCTATTGAAGAGGTTGTAGAAGAAATAGATGAATCTAAGTTTGATAGCGCTGGCGATCCAGATGTTATTAAAATAGATTTAGATAAAGCTCCTCAAGCAAAAAAAGAGGAAGATGTTGTAAAAGTAAACGTAGACGAAAAGCCTATTGAAGAGGTAACTGAACAGCCAGTAATGGAAGAAGTTACTAACGAAGAGAAAGTAGAGGAAGTTAAAGAGGCCGTTGAAGAAGCGATAACAGAATCACAAACAACTGGTAAACCATTACCAGAATCTGTTCAAAAACTAGTAGAGTTTATGGATGAAACAGGTGGTGATTTAAACGATTATGTAAATTTAAATAGAGACGTTTCAAAAATGGATGACACTGACGTTTTAGATGAGTACTACAGAATGACTAAGTCTCATTTAAATAGTGAAGAAAGAAACTTTTTATTAGAAGACACGTTTGGTGTCGATGAAGAAATTGATGATGACAAAACTAAACGTAAAAAGAAAATAGCCCTCAAAGAGCAAGTTGCCGAGGCTAAAGCCTACTTAGACAGGCAAAAGTCTAAATACTATGAAGAAATTAAAGCTGGCTCTAAGTTAACAACTGAACAGCAAGAAGCAATTAATTTCTACAACAAATACAACGAAGATTCTGTAGCTCAGAAGAAATTATCTGAAAAAAGCAAAAGAACATTTTTAAATAAAACTGAAAGTTTCTTTGGACAAAATTTCAAAGGTTTTGAATACAATGTCGGAGATAAAAAATACAGGTTTAATGTTAAAGATGTAGATAAAGTAAAAACAACTCAAAGCGATATCAATAATTTTATCAACAAGTTTGTTGGTGAAGATAAAACAACTATTGATGATGCGGCAGGTTATCATAAATCTTTATATACGGCTATGAACGCGGATGCTATTGCTAGACATTTTTATGAACAAGGCAAGGCAGATGCTATTAAAGGTCAAATTGCTAAAGATAAAAATATTAATTTAGAACCTAGAAAAACGCACGGCGAAACTAATGTTGGGGGTGTCAAGTATAGGGTTTTAGGTAAATCTTCTTCTGATATTAAAAACAGATCTTTTAAAATTAGAAAACGAAATTAATAATTTAAAAAGAATATATTATGGCAATTACAAATGGAGCTAGTTTGAATAGTGTACCTGCCCCACAGCAGCAAGCACTAAACACAAACTATCTTGACTTCAACACAGACATGGGTTGGGCTCAACAATATCTGCCAGACTTAATGGAAAAAGAAGCTGAGGTTTTCGGACCAAGAACGATCTCTGGTTTCTTATCACAAGTCGGTGCAGAAGAGGCAATGACCTCAGATCAAGTTATTTGGTCAGAACAAGGAAGATTACATTTATCTTATAAAGCAGAGATAAAGTCTTCTACAACAATACAAATTCAATCAGATATTGATGGTAACAATGAAGATACTACAAACGGTATTTCTGGATCAGGAGCTACAATAGCTAAGCATGGTATTAGAGTTAACGATACTGTTCTTGTTGCTACATCTTCTGGTGTAAACAGATGTGTTGTTACAGCAATGGACGGCTCAGATAAAGATTTATTAACTGTACTACCTTATGACGCTGCTAACATGTCCAGTGGAGCTGGATCTTCTTCAGCTGCTTTAGGTGCTACTGTTTTAGTTTATGGTTCTGAATTTGGTAAAGGAGTAAGTTATAATACTACCGCTGCTTCACCAGCTGCTACTGATGCAAGAGGAGCTAATGAACCAGACTTTAAAACTTTTAGCAACAAACCAATTATTATGAAAGATTACTACGAAGTATCTGGATCAGACGCTTCAAGAATTGGTTGGGTAGAAGTTACATCTGAGCAAGGGCAAGGTGGTTATTTATGGTATTTAAAAGCAGAGTCTGATACTAGAGCTAGGTTTAACGATTATATAGAAATGTCTATGCTAGAATCAGAGCTAAACTTATCGGCTTCAGCTCTTGATACTAATGCTGTTCTTGGTAATCCAGGTGACGGTGATAACAAAGTTGGTACCGAAGGTTTATTTTCAGCTATTACTAAAAGAGGTAATGTTACATCTGGCGTTACAGGTGTTAACGCTGCTACTGATTTAGCAGAGTTTGATTCCATACTAGCAGAGTTTGACAAGCAAGGTGCTATTGAAGAATACATGATGTTTGTAAACAGATCTACTAGTTTAGCAATGGACGACATGCTTGCTTCAATGAATTCTTACGGAGCTGGTGGTACTTCTTATGGAGTGTTCAACAACGACGAAGATATGGCGTTAAATTTAGGTTTCTCAGGTTTTAGAAGAGGTTCT